GGCAGGGGCGTTGCTGCCACTGAAGGAAATATCATAGCGCAAGCCAAGGAAAGCGGAAACCCCAATGAGGTTATCCGTGTAAACATAACCAGATTCACCAAACAGGCGGAGGCATAAAATGGGCGTGACAAACCAGAACTACGTAATTACAGAAGAGCAGACCGGCATGGTCATGGCATTCACAAACCGGGCGAATATAGCCGATCAGGCAATGCCTATTAAAAATCTTCGCACGAAGTCAACGAGCTTCAAATTTGCCGAGCGCAATCTTGCGGATGGCTTCACGGTGCCCAGCACTATGATTGGAAGAGCGAGCCGGCCAAACCAGTCAACTACCAATGTTGTGGAAAGGGCCGGAATATGCGAGGATCACGGGCTCACAAGATTCATTCCGCAGCGTGACATCAACGAGGCGGACGGGCAGGTTGGCAATTTAGTCACTGACGCGCTGAATGAAATCATGGACAAGGTGCTGCTTGGCAGAGAAAAAAGAGTTGCCGACATTGTCCAGGATGCTGCCAATTATTTCCCTAAAAAAGTCATACAGACTCAGACGGGCAACAAATTCAGCGATCCGGCCTCGAACCCTCTTAAATATCTGCTTGAATGCCTCGACAAAAACATTGTGCGTCCAAACAGAATGATTATAGGCGCAAAGGCATGGACGCAACTACGCATGCACCCGGCCATAGTCAAGGCTATGCACGGAAACGCAGGCGATTCCGGCGTGGCGACAAAAGAGATAGTTGCCAGCCTCTTGGAGCTGGATGAGGTTCTCGTAGGCAGAAGCCTTATCAACACGGCTAAAAAGGGCGCGGACCTTGATTTGCAATTGTGCTGGGGCAACAATGTGGCTTTGCATTACTACGAGTCTGTGGCAGACCAAAGCAACGGCCTCGCATGGGGCATGACATTCCAGAGCGGCGACCGTGTCGCCACAACACAGTGGATGGAAGAACTGGGCTTGCTGGGAGGCTATAATGTTAAAGCAGGCGCAAGCTGGGCTGAGGTTGTGACTGCGAAAGGCGCAGGAATGCTCTTAACTGAGGTTATCTAAGTGTACTGCACGCTGGAAGACATCAAGAAGCACTTGCCAGAAGAAAGAATCGTGGAGTTGTCCGACGATTTGAATCCGGGAAGAGGCGGCTCTGTCAACGAGGAAATCGTTGACGAGATAATTAATGAATCTAGCGTGCTAATTGATTCTATTATTAGCGGCAGGTATTCCCTGCCTTTTTCTGATGCGCCGCCTTTGCTAAACAAGATATGCATTGATTTGAGTATTTACAATTTGAGCGAAAGACGGCAGTGGCTTGACGATAGCATGAACAGGCGTTATGACAACGCTATGAAGCTGCTTAAAATGATAGCCGAAGGTGACATATTGCTAGGCGCTCCCATGCCAGCCGAAAGCCCGGGATTTTTCGCCGGCTCAATGGTTGAAGGCGGCCCGGCGCAATTTACAATGAATACAATGAGGAGCTTATGACTAACGCTGGAATGATAGAAGACGCTCTATGCGATTTTTTCCGGTCCGATGCGGAGAGAGGCTTTCAGGTCGTTGAAGAATCCAGCAAGCTGCTTGAGATTACGCGTCCGGGCTTGACATGGAGCGTAAGCGACGGAGTTTTTGAAACAAACTCAAGCGGCGTTCTGATGGAAGTTTTCTCCGCGACATGCCTCGCTGTCGCAAAAAATGTAGCAAGCGAAAAGTTCAGGCGGGCAGAAGTCCACGAGCTAAGCCAAAAAATAATATCGAGGCTTTCCGGCATGTCGCTGTCTCTGCAAGGCGCAGGCATGACCGGAGCTTTCAAGCCGGTTTCATGGGCGGATGCAACCGGAGAAATAGAATTTGAAAAAAGACTTGTGCTTGTGCGCATTAAGTTCTCCGTCTCAATGCCCGCACAGGCAGAACAGGAAAACGCGGAAGATGGCAGTAATTCGCTCAAAGAAAATATAAGAATGGCTGTCAAAAAGCTGCTCGATGACAAATTCGGATACAGGACATTGCCAACGCTTGGAAACTGGAAGTTTCTAAACAACGACGAGACTTTGGCAAAAGTATTCTGGGGAGGAAGCAGCGCTCCGGTCGGCATATCAGCTCACAGCTTTGCCAGAAGGCAGGACGTGCTGAACATAGTAGTGGCCGTCCCGAATACGCCGGAGAACTGGCAGGACGTAACATCGCAGACCGAGGAAAATTTTAATTACGGCGCGCTCAGCCGGGACCAAATATGCCAACACATGCCAAAGCATGAACATTTGCTGGCCAACGTTGAAATCGGCGAGACGGCCGTTGAGCACCCGGCATTGCCGGAAGCTTACGCTGTATCAAAAATATCATTAATCGTGCAATACGCAATTGTAAACCAGAGAGGTTAAAATGAATTTAGCTTTGTACAAAAACAGAAGCCTGGGCCTTGCGCCCGAATCCAAGAATGGCGTTGCCGTTCCGGTTGGTGCAAGCGGATACGGACTGGAGCTTACCGAGATAACGGCAGCGACAGAGCCGGAGCTGATAGAAAAAACCGTTTTCAAGGCGAGCATCTCCGCAGGGCCGTCAAGGGTTGGCAAAGTCAGTGCATCCGTCTCGGTGGCCGGAGAATTGAAAAACAGCGGAAAGCCTGGCGTTGTTCCAAAAGTTGACAGCATTCTGCAAGCCGCAAGGTTTGGCAGGGAGAATGTTCTCAAAATGACTGTTCTGAATGCCACTGACTGGACTGGACTTACGCCGGGCAAAAGCGTAATAACTGCGGCTGATGCAAAAGGCTTGATAGTGGGCTTCGACGAAAGCGAAGCTGCTATTTACTATGTACTGAAATCCGAAACGGATTTTGATAGCGGACTTACAATTGAATCTGGAAACTTCGGGGCTGCGGTTGAAAGCGTTGGCGAAACTGCCGGTTTCCTGTACAGGCCTATGAGCAATGGCGATTCGCAAAAGACATACACCATTGCCGCCAATGACGGTGGCCTAAAGAAAAACATTTACGGCGCAGCTTGCACTTTCACAATGGAGCTCAGCACGGAATCCTACCCGTCTTTCTCCGCACAGTTTACGGGCATAGCGAGCAAGGATGACTGGGGCACTCCGTTTGGAGAGCTGCCGGACGGGATTGAATGGGAAAGCCATCAGCCTGAAATGGTTGTGAATGGCAATGTGCGCATAGGCAAGGATTACGCTCCGATTACAAGCAGCATAAATGTTGATTCAGGCAACGAAGTACTTCTGATCTCGGACTTGAATAGCGATTCCTGGTACAAATTCTCGGTAGTTACTGCGAGGAACGCGACCGCCACGGTGGCGATTACGGCAGACATAGAGCAGTCGGCGGCATTGTACCAAAAACTGTTCGCCGGGGAAGTCGCTTCAATGAGCTTCAAGATTGGCGAGGGCGCAGGCAATCGGATTGATTTGCTTCTGCCAGCCGTTCAGTACACGGGCATCACCGAGAGCGACAGCAATTCAATGCTTGGGCAGGAGATAAACCTCAAGCTCACGGGCGATGACTACGAAATAATGCTTTGGTTCAGATAGGAGGCTGTATGATTTGGAATAGCAGAAAACCAAAATTGGTGGAAATTGATGGCGTGAAGTGGACTGTGAAGCCGTTCAACGCCATAGAGCACGCTGAATATTTGGAGAGAATATCTTCCAAGCAGGAAGGATTGAAAGACCGTGTGAAACATAATTACGAAACGCTTGAATGGCTTTTGAATACCATTGTTAAAGATGTTCAGGGCCTCAAAAATGAAAGCGGAGAGGCGGTTGAATTCAACGCAATATCCAAAAAAGAACTTGCGCTGGGATTTGGCATGGAGGATTTTAGCAGCTTATGCAATGCCTTGATAGAAGTCAACACGGTTCCGGAAGACGTTAAAAAAAAATCATTGCCGCTGCGGGAATCTGGCACGGATACATAAAAGGCGAGGATAAGGGACTTGAAATATGCGGAGAAAGGATAAGTGGCAAAATAGAGAATTACATATTCTCGGACACAGGAGCGGACTTCCGCTTCCTTCTGGAATGCCTCTACTCTTTGGACAAATCCGGCATATTGCCATATCCCGGCGGCCTCGCAAACCAGCCTGCGGTTTTCATGGATGCGCTGAAGGCTTGGAATCAAGCGCCGAGCATATTCGCAAGACAAAAAGAACGCCTGAGAGACATGGCAAAGCGGATGGGGGCAGGCAATGGCAAACGACCTAAAAATTAGAGTAACTGCGGATGGGGTCGCAGAGGTTGAGAACAATCTTGAGAAAGTAGGCGCTGCGCTTGGCGACATAGACAAATCTTCCAAAAAAGCCGAATCTAGCGTAAAGGAGTTGGGAGGCGCTTTTGACAAGCAAAAGATGGCGGCAAATGCGCTGTCCGTGGCTTTGGGAATGATTGCAGTTGAAGCTGGAAAGAAACTGCTTGGCGCAATAAAAGATTTGGGATATGAGGTTTTGAAGGAAGCGGATCATTTCCGCAAGCTAGGCGAAACGCTAGGAATGACAACCGAAGACGTGGCTGGCTTTTCAAGAGCAGTGTCGCTTGCGGGAGGATCAACGGAAGGCTTTGAAATGGCCATGCGGGGAATGGCAGAAGCGTTGGATTCTGACAAAATAACCGACAACAGAAAAGCGCTTGAAGGGTTTGGGGTTTCCGTCAAGGATTCGAATGGAAATTTGGTGTCACAAAGAGAATTATTGCTAAGAGTGGCTGACGCTTACGCAAAAGAAACCGACGCAACAAAAAAAGCGAATATTGGAAAGGTCGCTTTCGGGAAATCAGCTCAAGAAATGACAACACTTCTCAATCAAGGAAGAGAGGCCATAGAACGCCAAGTGTCAACTCTTGGAGCTGCGAGCGGTTATAGCGAACAGTATGCGCGAACCGTGGAAAAGCTCAACAGCAGTTTGGAAAAAGGCAAGAATGCCGCCAAATCATTCTTGGTAGCCTTGACCGACAACAGGCTTTTCTCCAGCGCTATATCCGGCCTTGATGCCATGACTGATAAGGTTACGGGGTTGATGGCTGCGCTCCATGGCGACAAAATGCTAGACTTCAACAAAAGCGCAACGGAATATTACCGGCTTCTAATCGCAAAGCAAACAGGGGCGGCTGTAAGTTCGGAGGCTTTACGCAAAGCGAACACGGCTATGGCAGAAGCCTTCCAGTACTCGCTCGAAAAGGGCGTTGATTATATGAGCCTATACAGGTCAAGGGTTGACGCAATGACCAACGCTGAAAAAATCTTAACACGGGGAATGGACGCTGAAATTGCGGAGAGAGCGAATAAATACAATGCGGAAGACATGGCGGCAAAAGCGAGGCTTAAAAAATCCAAAGAAAACGTACAAAAAAATACCCAATATAACATAGAGCAGCTTAAAAACGAAATCTCCGTTTATGAAGAAAACCAAAGAAAATTGGATGCGTCTAAAAACAAGACTGCCGCTCCCGCGGAAAAAGACAAAGGCTCAAACGATCAAAAGGCAGACGCGGAAAGCGATGCTTTGGAGAAATGGCTTGAAAACTATCAAAAATCAAAAATGAGCGAAACGGAAATTGCGCAAGCGGCTTACGATGAGCAAAAAAGACAATTCAATGACATGCTGACAGAGAATAAAATCACATATGACGAATTTGACAAATACATGGAA